AAATATCTTTTTTATCTATATCAACAAATAAACATATTTCCGATTTTTTTAAATTATTTATTGTTAGTTGTTCAAATATATAAAATAACACTTTTACGGGAGACACTAATGATTTTGTTGATCCATCTGCTGTTATTCGACATACATCATTTATCCATACTTGACTTGCTTTTAATCCTTTTTTCTTATTACAGTGATTGTATACTTGAATAGTTCCTGATGCTTCATCATTTGTGCCAACCTCACTTACAATACCATATACCGAAACATCATCATTTTCGATATAATCTCGAATTAAGTTTTCGTCTATTTCCAAACATGGTTCTCCTTTCCAAATGCGTTGACCAAATTTTTTGATTAAATATTCTTTATTTTCTTCATGTAATGGTATAAAATATAATTCATATGAAAAATCTTTATTTTCGTATGTTATTATACCTTCAAACTTACTTTTATTAGTTGGATTATATAGGGGATATGCCATATATAATACATATAATTTATTTTTGTTTAATCTATATGTTTTAGTTTAAACCCTAATTCTTTGAATATAAATCCATTATAAGGAATATTATTAAGTAATGCTTTTGCTAATAAATTAGTATTAAATAATTAATAAAAAAATATAAAAATAAAAATTTAATACACTTATGGATTTTAGAGATAATTTACAAGTTTTAACTTTATTATATGGAGAAGATGAAGCACTTGATAAATTAACTGTTGATATGAATAAAGAAGATAATATTGAATGTTGTGTTTGCTTAGATTATCATTGGGGTGTAAAATTGCCAAATTGTAACCATTTTATATGCCCTAAGTGTTATTATAAAATTTATAATGGTTTTATAAGTGCTAAGTTTAATTGTAATAATCCTGAACCAATTTGTCCCGAAAAGCCTATTTATCCATATCTAAATAAAGATAAAAATAAAGAAATATTTTTAAGTATTACAAACGATACAACAAATCTAGAATGGTTTATAGAAGAAAATGAAGACTTATATAATTCAATCAAAATGGATAGTGAGTTTACAAACAATTTAGATACTAATATAAAAATTTGGTTTATAAATAATGAAACTATTAAAAAATATGAAGATGACTTAATAAATTATGAAAAATATTTGGATAAATTTAACGTTGATATAGAAAATTATAATGATTTGTATGAGGAAGAAAAAGAATACAATTCACAAAAAATATGTCCTTTATGTCGGTTATAAATTATTATAAAAAATGTTAATAATTTATGAACCGCAAGATAAATATACATGATCTGGTTGTAATTTTTCTATAAATTCTATAAATATAGCACTGCTAAGAATAACTCCTCTTGTTAAATTTTTATAATCTTCAAAAGTTCTCATATCACATTCATTAACTAAATTAAAGTATTCTTCTGTAATTTTTTCGGATAACCATTTTTCAGCTTCTAATATAGCCTGTCTTTCAGTTTTTGGTGTTGTAAATACAAGTGTATGTTTTTTATTTTGATAACGAGAAATGTTAAATGTAATTTTATTTATATATTTTTTTGTATCATCAATTATTGTATCGTATATATAATTAAATATATGAAAATTATCTATAAAACAAGCTCCATATTTTTCACGAACTTTTATTTTTAAATTCATCATTTGTTCATGAATATCATAATTTTCAGGTAAACCCATTTTTAAATTCATTCTTTCACCATTATGAAATCTATCAAATACTAAATGTTGTTTACCTCTACTATTTATTAATGACACATATTTTGGCATTTGTATTCCTTCTTTTTCTGGATAAATATTATTTTCTAAATCATTAACAACTTTATTAACTTGTTTTAATTTTTCTTGTATTGAAACTTTTTCTGATTTTGTTGTAATCCAGGGTTTATCTAGTTTTGGATGTTTCTCAACCTTAAAGAATTCTCTTTGTTTTGTATGTTCTTTATCTAACCATTCATGATAATATACAACATATTTTTTCATCATTTCTTGTGTAATACCTTCAGGTAATTTTTTAGCATTATGTTTTCTTTCTCTTTTTGTTCCTTCTTTTATACCTTTTGAATTTTGTTCTTGTTCTTCTCTTGTAGCAACTCTTAAATTATCCCAAGTATTATTTAATGGATCTTGATCTATATGATCAACACTAATATTTTTAGTTCCTTTTCCATTTCCATAACATCCTTTAATAATTTGATGTATATACATATTTAAAGAACACAATATATATCCATTTTGATGTCTATACCAAGTTAATTTTTTATTAATTGTTTTTTCATAATCTATTATTTTTTGATAACTAGTAACACATAATTTACAAATCGTATCTTTTTCACAATACATTAATAAATATTCATTTCCGTTGTCTAATATTTTCCATAATGGATTTTTCATAATATTAGCATCTTGACCATTATTTATATAATGACCTTTTATGTATTGAATTATATTATATTGTTCTGATATAACTTTATGGTAGAAATGGTATATTTCCACATTACAATGTCTTAAATCATATTTATTATTATTTTTAAATACATAATTTACATTTTCAAAATTATAATTAAATATAAATTCTAAATAAGTAAAACGTTTATAATTATATGTATATGATGGATAATCTTCTTTATCATATTCATTAAAAACAAAATTTTTATTGAAATTAATTATTTTATCTTTATCTTTATGATCAATTAAATATTTTTTATCTCCATATGTAATTGTTCCACAATTAAGTTCTTCATTTGTCCCATAAATTGGTTTCATGTTACATGATAATATTGTATTATCATTTTCAAAATATAAATCAATTTTATTATTCATATTATGATATTAATTGTAATATTGTCTTTAAGTAGTTTTGGGTTATAAATATTAGTATATAATTATATATAATTGATAAGACCACCCAAACCGCTCAATTGGAATAAGCCAAACCTCCCATACCAGACATAATTCTCAACACGTTATAGTTGGTAGCATATACACGGACCTTGGCAGTCTTGGTACCTTCAACAGTGGCATTGGACAAGACCAATTGAAGAGTGGCGTTGTCAATACGAGAGAAGTTACAAGTGCCTGAAGGTTGGTGTTCCTCTGGACGGAGAGCGAAAGAGTACACATTGATACCTTCATCAGGGTTTCTGGTATGGGCTTGGTAAGGTTGGACCCAAGAGAAGTAAGAGCCTTCACGTTCAGAGAAGCGATCTTGGCCGTTCAATTGGAGCTTAGCAGTGACAACTGGGTTTTGGCCCCAGCAGTGCATGTCCAAAGAGGTTTCAGTCAACACAAAGGTACCAGCATCAGAGACAGTGGAGTTGGCGTTGTGACCATTGGCAGCCAAGTCTTGGAGTTGAGCAAGGATGGAAGCGGGGAGACCAGAGGCGGCAGCAGCGGCTTCATTGAAAGGAACAGATGGACCACCCAAGTTAGCTTCGTTGTATGGGTTTTGAGGACCATGCCAGTAGCCAGTGAAGCCATCAGGAATGTAGGCATCGAGAGCACCAGCGTCTTGGAACAAACCACGAGCATCAATGTATGAGCGAGAGTCAGCAGCAATACCAGCGGGACCTCCGAAAGCATGGATAGCGTTGGGGAGAGCATCGATGGCATCAGTGTAGTTGAAAGGTTGGGCACCCAACACCTTGAACAAGAGAGCATCGCACACAAGAGATGAGCAGTAGTCAACGTTTTGATCAGGTTGAACAACCCAAACCAATTCCTTGACAGGGTGGTTGAAGTTGAGCTTGATCTTGTTACTGGAGGATCCAACGGATTCATCACCAGTGAATTGGAGTTGAGTGATCAAGTATTCGTGAGGATTTTGGGCAAATCTGCGTCTTTCGTCAGTGTCCAAGAAGACATAGTCGACGTACAAAGAGGCAGCAACCAAAGATTGATTGTAGGCAATAGCAGCAGGGACAGGGCGGCCTGGAGCATATTGGTTAGCCTTGTAAGCAGCAGAGGCTTGACCACCGACAACGGGTTGAGCGGAGGCGGCACCAGAGTTGCATGACAAGGTAGTAACAGCCCACAAGCATTCATCAATAGGTCTGATATCTAAATTTATTTTAACTTCGTGATACTGCAAGGCGATTAAAGGAAGAGCCAATCCTGGGTTGGTACAGAACCAGAATTGAAGGGGAACATACAAAGTGGTTTCAGGTAAAGCATTGCGAGGAGCGCAAACTTGACGAGGAGCCATGGAGTCACAAGGACCATCAACTTCAGAGAAAGAAGGATCAGTGATGAAGGTCAATTGGGTAGTGTTACCAATCATCTTGAAGTAACCACGTTGTTGTTCAGCAGTCATGGTCAATTGGTTCCAGATGTGCATCCAGTCACCATATTGACGATCAATTCTTTGACCACCAATTTCGACTTCGACTTGAGCAATCAATTGTTCACCAGGGAAGTCCAACCAACGAGCATAGACACCAGATCCAGTTCCAGCGGAGAAAGAAGCGACGCCCATAAGTTGGTTAATTTCGGGCAAAGTGACTTGCAAATAAGTTCTGTAAGCCAAATCACCGTTTCTGCTGATGGTGCATTGTACTCTGCGACCAAAGTCAGCTTGACCATTGAAAGTTTGTTCAATAGATTCAATAGCGAAGTTAGTATATCTTCTGTAAGTTACCTTCCAGAATGTAATTTGAGGATTACCTGTACATTTCCTCTACCTTATCTTTCAATAAGGAGTAGACTATATCTTAAAATGAATTTATATTCGCTAAATTTTACTTAGCACTAAATCTTCATTTAATATAAATTCACTCGAAAACCATTTAGTCGTTGAACCTTCTTCTTTAAATTTTTGTATTTTATTAATAACATAATTAATTTGTTCCATATCGATATTTTTTTTTGCTGAGTTGTATTTAGTTAATACTGGCATCATATTTGACCAATTCCAACACTGAAATTTTTCAACTTCATGTGTCAGATCAAATTTACATACAGGTATTATATGATCTATAGACCATAATATTCCATAATTATCCCAACTCATATTAGCAGAAAAGTTGTATTCTAACCATTCTCTAAAATATTGAATATTACAACCAATATAATTCATAGTAGTATCATTTTTATCAAGAACATTCCTAAGTCTTGCGGCAAGTGATTTTTTTATTCTGTAATTCATATTTGTATTACGCTCATTTTTACACCACTCTGTTTTTTGTTCTCTTAGGAATTCTGGATAACATGATTGACAAATCTTTTTCTTATAAAACTTCTTTAATTTAGCAAAATCTTTTAAAACCTTATTAAGGCCACATTTTTCACATTCTGCTGTCTGAGTTTCAAATCTAAGTTGTCGTTGTTTCTTTTTTCTAAGTTTATCCATGTCATTTAAACACATTTTACAAGTATTTGAAAAAGAATTTTTTTCATTATACTTTCTAAAAGCGCTCAAACACTTATTTAATCCACATTTACTACAAATTTTATTTTCTGGGTCTTCCATTTATATCGATATATAACATATTATTTTTATATTAAATTTGTTTTTACATTTAAAGAAGCTTGGATGCTCATTGCCCATTTTTAAATACTATTTATCATCTTATTCATTATTACTATACCTAAGTTTTTTGTCTTAGCCATAACTTTTTCACAAAAGTTACTTAGTAGAATAAGCTTTAGGGGTTTCAAGCAATTTGATTTTCTCACTAGGGGTTTTCATGCTATAAGCATCCCTAATTAACATCCGTGGTTTAATCACAATAAATGATTGCGAAAAAATCCACAAAGGGCTTTCTAAATACCTTATTGTTTCAGTATTTCCCGATGTTTTTCTACCCTACAGGTTTTTAAGGTATACGTCCTGAGCACCATAAGCTACGAGTTGCATTAATCCGCCTCCCATTTTATAATATCAGTCAAGAAAAAAAATTCCTAAAGTAAAATTAAATTCAAAATAAAATAAATCGAATTTTACCCTACATAAATTAAGAAAGTAAATTATTAATATTGAAATTATCCTTCATGAATTGGGCTAGATAATTTTCATCAAATACTTCTTTCTTTCCTTCGTGATTTTTCGTGAATATGTAAGAATCACCTCTCTTTTTAATACTCCATCCATTGTCTAAAGCATTAAATAAAAATACCATCTTCTGAAATTTTTGTTTATCAATATCAACTTGTTTATCTGAAACTTTGAATTCAATGTCCATTACATATATTAATGAAAGTTATATTGATAAATATACTCAAAATTTTATTGATCTTGTCTTAAACCCTATTTTTCTAAAATATATTTCTCTAAAATATATTTCTCTAAAATATATATTTTACAAAATTTTTAATTAAACATTTCCAATAAATTTATATACTATTGCGTAATGCCTACTTTTAAGCCAAAGGCAAATAAAAAATTACAAATATTTCAAAAATATACAAATACACTAGATAATAAGCATACTGAATTTATAAATGAATTTACTAAAGACGAAACCTATACTATTCCTGAATTACAAAAAGAAAAAGAAGATCTTAAAAAATATTTACATGAAAACTCATCAGATTTATCAATTGAACAAGTAATGGAAATTAAAGATCGTATTATAGACATAAAAAAAGAAATAAAAGACATTAAACATAAGAAAAATGATTATCTTTTAAATAATTCTAATCTTATTTTCGAATATTTTGAAAATAAAAAAAATATAGATACTATTGAGGATAATGGAAAAAATATCACGACAAATAAAAGTCAAGCTATTTTTAGTATGTTTAAAGTAAAACCTAATCAAGAACCTAGTAATGAAGAAATTTTAAGCAAAAATAATAACTTAATAGTCCAAAAATATTTTTGTAATATTGATGAAACATTAATGGATATGTCGATGTTTATTAAACAAACTGATATTTGTCAAATATGTTATAAAGGAGAACTAATTCCTATGGAAGATGAAGGTAAAATCGTGTGTAATATTTGTTTTGTTAGTTTACCTTATTTAATAGAAAGTGATAAACCGAGTTATAAAGAACCACCAAAAGAAGTTTGTTTCTACGCATATAAAAAAATAAATCACTGGAAAGAAATTATAGCACAATTTCAAGGAAAAGAAACGACACAAATACCGACAGAAGTTATTGACCAAATTAAATTACAAATTAAAAAAGAAAGAATAACATTAGATGATCTAACACATATAAAAACAAAAGAAATTTTGAAGAAACTAGGTTTTAATAAGTATTATGAACATATTGCATTTATTAAAGATAAACTCGGAGTAAAACCTCCAATGTTTACGCCTGAATTTGAAGATACATTATGTAATTTATTTATGGAAATACAGGCTCCTTATGCTCAAGTATGTCCTGATTATAGAGTAAATTTTTTGAATTATTATTATGTTTTATATAAATTATGTGAGTTGTTAGATGAAACTGAATATTTACAGTATATACCTCTACTCAAAGATAGAGAAAAATTGATTGAACAAGATGAAACGTGGAAAAAAATGTGTGCTGTTATGAATTGGGAATTTATTCCAACTGTATAAGTTATCTATTTTTGTTAGTTCTTTTTCTTTTAGTTAGATTTTTGTTTTTTTTTGTTTTTCTAATTCTCTTTTTATATTTTTGTTTACCACCTGTTGTTATATCAGAAGCTATTGTAGATTGAGAAAATTCAGGAAAACTTGATTGTTGACTTGATTGTTGACTCAAGAAACTGTCTAAATCTGTATCTCCTTCATCGTACCAATCATTTTGTTGATTTAGATTTTGTTGTTGTAAAAAATTATTATATGTATCCATTAATCCTTCATCTGGATCTTGAGCGTATCCACTCATATAACTATCGTCTAATTGATCATTTGTATTATTTTCAGAACCAATATTACTTATATTTAGTTCATCTAAAGTCATTTGTCCTTGGCTATCAGGAGTATTTGTATCTTGACCACCCTTTAACAATAATTCATTCATTTCTTTATACTCATTTTCTCTATAAGAATAAGGATCACTATCTACTGATGTTGTCATTGCTCCACCTTTTTTACTAAAACGCTTTCTTCTCTTATTTAGTTTTTTTATTTTGTTAGTTCGTCTAGGCATTTATATTATAATAATATTTATTATTTTATTAAATATTATTATGTTTAAAATCCAGCAAGATGTAAACCAATACCTAAACCAGTACCTGATCTAGCATTTACACCCATAGAAGGAATATAAGCATCCAAAATAGCAAAAGTGGCAGCAGCAGTCAAAGCAAGTAAACCGATCTCTTCAAGATTTAAAGAACGTTTAGGGATAGCAAATGCGGCAATAGCAACCATTAAACCTTCAATTAAATATTTAAAGATGCGTTTAATAATTTCAGTCATATCGAACATTTCGAGCATATTATATTAATTATTAAGAAAAAAATATATATATTTAAATAAAATATACTTAAAACTAACAATTGTCTAAATATATAGAATGTCAAAAAATAAGGTTGCTAACAAAAAACATAATTTTGAACGCAAAAACTTGAGTAATGGAACACCTAATACTAAATATGTTGATTTATTGGAAGTTGATAAGCCTATCGCTGGACAAGCCTTTGGCTGTTTTTCTTTCATTTCTCCTGAAAATGTTTTGAAGCAAAAGGAGCGTTTCTTTTTTGAAGAGTTCCTAAAGAAATGGGAAATTCATAAGTCTATGGAAAAATTCCATCAATTTCTTAACTTTGTTTCATTTAAATATAAGTTGAATTTTGAAGACATTTCCAAGGACTTTGAAGCATTCGTTAAAGAAGAAAAAGAAACAATTGTCCAGACAGGTATTGAAGATGATTATAAGACATTCCTAGATAAGGAAGAAGAAGAACTCGAGAAGAAATTTAGTATTGCTCACAACTTTCAAACTTCAACACGTGGTTTCAAGTCACGAGGAAACTTTGCTTCACAAGAAGAGGCTGAAATTAGAGCCAAACTTCTCAGGGAAACTGATCCTCATTTTGATGTTTTTGTTGGACCTGTTGGCACTTGGCTACCATGGGAACCTGAAGCATATAAGACTGGCCGTGTAGAATACTTGGAGGAAGAACTTAATCAACTTGCGCATGAAAAGAAGAAGAATGAAGAAGTCGCTAAAACTGCTTTTGAACAACGAATTAAAGAAACAAAACAAAAAGCAATTGAAGAAAATAAAAAGAATGCTGAAAAGTTTGGCAATGTCATTACGCAGGATATTGATGAAGAAGGTAATTTAGTTGGTGTCGGTAATACAACGATTGAGAATACATTTGATACTAAAGAACAAGAGACTATTTCTGTTGCTGATATTAGAAACGAATTATTTGATGGAGATAATATTGTTGTTGGTAAAACTGATTATGGTCAATCACAGTTGATTTCTGGACCATTTGCTAAAAAGAAAGAAGAATAAAGTCCAATTTTTTATAGTATAAAATAATATTTATAAACGTATTTGTAATATATATTATTTAACGCATTTTCCTTTTTTGGGTTTTATTTTTGTTATTACAATTTTTGAACAATCCTGTTATAAATTTGCCTGACATTATCATTTTTACATGATTTTTATTAATTGGCATTTTTACAGTATCCATTTTTTTTCCTTTTCTATACTTTGTAATACTTTTGTATCCTCGACCTTTTTTCACTGAAACTTTTCTAACAAATTTTGTTCCACCCATTTGTTTTGTCTCTATATTTTCATAATTGAACGAACTTACTTTATCCATATTATATATTTTATGAAGAAATTTATTTATTCTATAATTATTCTATAGTTCAATGAATAGTCGTTTGTTTGTTCATCTATTTCATATTTTTTTTGTTGGAATACTTTTTATATATATTGGAATAAAACGAGATACTACAAATCAAATTTTATTTCCAATAATATATTATTTAGGATTTATTATCATATTTTACCATCTTTATAAAATCTATATTTATTTGAAAACAGATAAAGGAATATGGGTAAACATATTACATATATTTATTGTTGGACCTTTGTTAGTTTATATTGGATATAACAAAGAAAATACATCTCGCAAATGGTTCGAGCTATTATTAATGCTTGGATTCGCATCTATAGGTTATCATACTTATTATTTGCTTATATAGAATTATTATTTTTAGTAATCATTTTCAATCCATTTTTTACTTAACACAGCTTTTACACTTTCTAACGCACCTTCTGTCCAACCTTGATTTCTCGATACAGCTTCACCTACAACTAACAATCCCTTCTCAGGATGTTGGGCTTTATATATAAAATCTTCACGATTAGAATATAAATTTCTATTTAACGGTTTATAATAATGTGTTCCAACAGGCCAATAGTAATCTTTGATACTAATTATATGTAAAGATCCTAGTGGTATTCCTAACGATTTTTCAAGTAATCTCTCATAAAAATACCTATTTTCTTCTGTATTCTTTAAGTTATTTTTTAATGCCAATGTATTATTATTATCATTATAAGCAATCATATAGACGCCATTATCTGGATCCATTGGAATAATTCTTTGTAATGGACCTGGTAAAAAGGTAAACCCTTTTATGTAGTCCTTCAAATAAGGTATAGACTGTTTTGTAAATTTAGCATATAACCTTAAAAATGGTTGACTATTAATATCATTATAAATTTGTCTTGGAATTAATTTACGTATTGTATCTATAGTTGACCCTAAAATGACTTTATTACAAGTATATTTTTGATTTGTCTCAGTAGTTATTAAAAATTTACATGGATTTTCTTGCAGTTTTTTTATTGATACAACTTTGTTAGAAAATTTAAAATGTTCTTCACCAATATATTTATATAATGTCATGACTAGTTGTTTCCAAGGAACATGAAATGCTTTCCAACAACATCTATTATCTTCTAATCCATAATAATATAATGTCTCATATATGTCTTCATTTTCGTAATCTGTATATCCAGCGCTGAGAATAAACTTTTTGTATAATTCTGGACCTAATATATTTGTAGCAAATTGTTTAAAAGTGGCATTTTTATTTTTATAATTTTTGTAATGCTTTCGTAAATAATCAACTACTTTCGATATATCTATAGGTTCCATTGTATTTGAATAATATGGATTAACTGTATAAGTGTATGTTTTCAATCCAAGTTTACTAATTAGACTATATAATAATTTATCTTTACTTTTTCTTCCAATTCCAGCACCTGTAACTATTTCTGTTCCGTAAAAAGTATCATTACTTGTTCGGCCACCAATCCAATTTTTTTTATACTTTTCTAAAATTAAAAAAGAAGTATTTGGACTTGTGTTTTTTATATTGTAAGCACTATATAATCCTGACATGCCACTTCCTATAATTATTATATCATATATATTGTTTGCCATAGTATATTATAAAGTGATATAAATAATATAATAAAACTATTTAGATATTATTAATTAAATAATAATATTTAATGTCGCCTAATAAATTTCTAAGGTTATCTTGTGGATTAATATTAAATCCTAGATTTATTACTAATATACAAATAAATCCAGGTTATATAACGATAAGAGTAACCGATTTTGATATAAGGGGGTGGCATTTATTATCTATAGGTTTTCTAACTTCATCTAATAATGTTTCATATAGTTATAATAAAGAAAAGGATCCAATTGATTATGAAAACATTATCAAATGGGTTCAAGAGAATTCGAAATAATAAAAAATTGAATAATAATAATATTATATTAAATTGTATTATTAACAAATAAAAATGAATTACAAATTATCAAATGAAACTTGGAATTCAAAAACTAAGTTAGAATGTAATATAGAATTGAAAACTTTAATAATACAAATTTTAAATGAAACAAATTTTGCTACACAATTTTCTATAACTTCAAATTATTGTATTTATTGGGATATTTTAACTAGATATATGAAAACAAAATATAATACATATCCAAGTAAAACTGATAAATTTGTATTTTTATTATTACTAACTTATCCTCAAAGTTATATTGAAAAATTAGAAAATTTTTCACAACTAAAAATAGCATTTAATGAAATAGTATATAATGGTTCATCAAGTAATTCAGATTTTAGTTGTTTGGGATATCATGAATCTTCAGAATTTGATATTCATGATAATAATTATTGTATATGCAGTCAACAAATATCGGATGTATATGAATTTAGAAATGAAATCTCTGGTTATGACTTTTATGTAGGTAGTGTATGTAATGAAAGACATCAAATAATTGATAAAGATGATGAAAATTATAAGTTAATGAAATTAGCACATCGTGATAGAAAATATGAAATAAAACATAATCTTCCTGAAGGTTATAGACAACAACAAAGATTACTTAAACAACAAAATAAAAAAACTAACTGTAAAAAGAATGAAATAAATGAAGAAATAAATGAATATATAAATAGCAAAAAATGTTATATTTGTAATAAGAATGGATTATTTATACAAATATCAAAAGGTATTCAAGGAATATGTTCTAAATGTATTTCTACTAAAGTAAAATCAACTCAAAAAAAGACATTAAAACTTATTAAAGAACAAGTAAAAACAATTACTTGTCTAAATTGCTTTTGTGAAACAAGAAAATTAAATAATAGTAATAATTTATGTAGTATATGTCAAATTAAAAATAAATCAAATAATTGTTTAAAATGTAATCAATTATTTGTTCAAAATAGTGACTCAGATAATAAATATTGTAAAGATTGTATCAAAACTATAAAACAATGTATAAATTGCAATAAAGATATATGGTCTAAAGAAACATATAAGACAAAATGTATTGAATGTTTTACACCCTTGAAGATTTAAAATGGGACAAATCCCACTAAAAATCAAAAAGGTTTGCTCTTCGCAGAGCGTGTAAATTTTGGTTTTACTGGTTCGTCTAAACCAGTTGATAAATTCTTGCTTCTTGATAAATAATTTGGTCTTTCTTTATTATTTATCGCATTATAAGCAATTTTGTAGATATTTGTAGCACCATTAACATCTCTATTCCAATAACCACATCCGTTCTTACAACAAATCAGTCCGTGGATTAAGACATTACCGCTTCTATATGATTTTGGATTTTCTCTAACCATCGTCTTTTTACAAATACCTATTTCACATTTGGAACACATACAACTTGTTCTAAATTCATCAACCAAATATGTTTGAAAACCTGCTTTTCTAAATAAAGTTCTCATTCCTTTTCCTTTGGTTGCTTCTTTGTATTTCATTTGTTGTTTCTGTTCGTAATCACCAAAACATACTACAACTTCTTTTTCATTTCCAAATATGCGTTTAAAATTGTTTAACATTTTTTGTTCGCTTCTTTTTGTGTTTCTATAACTTTGTAATCTTAATTTCCTAAAAATGTATTTTTCATAAAAGGTAAATAATATTCCATTTATTTCACTCTTCTTTTTAATGTATTCCTTAAATTTTGGTATGTTTAGTGATTTACGATTGAATTTAGATATTTCAGTTTCCCATTCTATAATCGTTTTTCCGTTTATTTTTTCTTGTTTCAATTCCAGTTGTATTTTTGAAAACTTCTTTTTCTTTGTTTTTTTTCTTCGTTGGTCTTGTG